CGTGCCCGCCATGGCGATGATCGATGCGGCGCTGGCCGCGAGCCCGTCGACGATCGTCTCGACGACACGACCCCTCGACTGCTGCTCACGCAGCGCATTCGCGATGTTCACCGCGCCCCACACATCACCGCCCGGGCTGTTGATATGGACGCGGATCGTCTTGACCGCTTCCGGCAATTTGGCCAGGTCCTCGACAAACGGCCGAGCGGTAACCGACGTTTTCTCGTTGAAGATGCGGTCGATGTAGTCGTCGATCCAGCCGCCGATGAAGTCGATGATGTGGATCTCGGCAATGGTCGGATCGTCGGCCGCATTCTCGAATCGGAACCACTGGCGCGCACTCATGCGGCCTCCTGAGATGATTGGTCGGTCTGCTCGAGCGCGGTGGTTTTCTCGGGGCCGCGGCCATCCGAGTCGTACGTCAGCCCGAGGCGATCCGCGCGCGCGTTGTCGTCGGCTTGCTCCTGGTCGACAACTTCCGCGTCTTCGCCGTACTCACTGACGACGGCCTGGCGCGACGTAAAGCCGGACCGGATCGCCGCGCGCTGCGCCTCGACGTCTTGCACGGGATGGATGTAGCGGCGGCGCGGCGGCGTGAACTTCGCGGCGACCCACGGCTGCGGGTCGGTCACGTACGCGGCGGGGATCGGCAACACGCCGTCGAGGAACACGCGATCCACGAAGGCCCGCCAGACGCGGCGGCAGACCTGATGCGCCACGATCTGGTGCTGCCACGCTTCGATGCGTCCAGCGAACTCGTTGACGATCACCCTGACCGTGCGGTCATTCACCTTCGACATGTCGCCGGTGAGCAGCTCGTACGGCACCCCGGTCGCCGCCGCCGCACCGTAGAGCTGCTGGCGCATGAAGTCGGCGTACGTGGACCCTGCCTCCGGCGGATCCGTGAAGTCCACCTCATCGCCCGGATCCAGCTCCTGCATCTGCCCGGCTTCCATCGAGACAAACGGTTTGTCGTTGAGCGTCTCCGGCGCCTGGCCTGTCAGCGGATTGATATCGCTCGGCGCGGTATTGATCGGCTTCCGGACAAACCCCGCAAACAGGTTGCCGATCTGCATCCGCAGCACCGTCGCATCGTTGTACTTGTCGAGTTCGCGCAGCAGGATCAGCGCCTGCGTCAGGTGCGGCAATCCGCGAAGCTGGCCGGCTCTGAGCGGGTCGTACAGGTGAATGATCAGGTCCGCCGGAATGCGCCGCAGCGTCCCCGGATCGAAGTCCAGCAGATCGCCGGGTCGCGACGGATGAAACCAGTACGCGACACGTCGCCCGATGCCGTTGAACTCGACGCCAGCGCGGATCCGATTGCCGTTCGGCAGCGTCCGGTTCCAGGTGTGCGGACACAGCTCAGGCTCGATGACCTGGACCTGCAACGAGACCGGGAGCCCGTCTTCCGGCAACCGCGGACGCAACCGGAGGTAGATTTCGCCGGCCTCGAGCCAACCGCGCACGGCCTGCGCCTGCTGGCCGTACCAATCGAGCAACCCGTCGGCGTCACTCTCGTCGGTCCAGCGCGTCCACAACGCCTGTAGATCGCGACGGAACCCGATGTCCTCAGCCTGGCTCAGCGGCTTGATGCCCGTGCCGACGATGTTCGTGACGAGCTTGTCGATCGCGCCTTTCGCGTACCCGTCATTCCGGACCGCTGATCGCGAGCGGTCGCGCAGCGTGTTGAGCGCCGGCAGGACCGCATAATTCGGCGAGACGGTGGGGGCATTCCACCCGTACGTTCGGCGCGTCACCGCCGCGCCCTCGTAGACCGAATTGCGCACACGTGCCGCTCGGGCCGGTTCGTCGAGCCCGATCCGCATCCGCGGCGCCGGCGCCAACGCCTGCCGGGGCGAGTCGAACTCCGGGATCGCGCTGCGCATCAGCAGCCCAATCCCTTCTGGCCGACGATCGCAAACTGGCGCGGACGTCCGCGCAGCTCACTCAGCAGGCCCTTGTAGTAGTTGATCCGGTCGAGGATCTCATCGAACGACGCGAAGGTGACGCTCCGATCGGCGAATTGGACGACACGTTCGTGCCGGTCAAATGCCGCTTCGAGCGCGGAGATTTTGGCGAGCAGTTGGGCTTCCGTGTAGGCCACGCCGCGCGATAGTGTGGGCGGACGCGACGCCACAAGATAGAGTGAGAGGACAAAGCACTACCTATGTGGTGTGTCGTCGAGCGTTGCCCGCCGGTATTTCATCAGGATCGCGACCGCCATGGCATGCACCGTGCGATCGGATTTGAAGGCGCGCCGGCAGAGATCGTCATACACCTCTGGTGACAACTTGACCCACACGCCCGATCGACGTGGCGGATCGACGTCGGCCTCGGACGGTGTGTCGGCTCGCTGATTCATGCCACGGTCGCCTGTCCGGCCTTGGCCTCGAGCTTCCGCCAGAGCTGCGCCAAGAGCTTCAGACTCGGCACGGACGGCCCCATGTGGAACACCACGCGTCGGAGCGTGCTCTTGAGATGCACGATCCGGGTGATCGACGGATTGAACGTGCCCCACGTGGAATCCTCGCAATTCCAGATCGCACACGGAACCGCCTTCAGCGCCAGACTCTTGGCGGCGCCCGTGTCGAGCAAGTAGCCGAACGCGGCCTGACTGATCCCGCCGAACTTCCGACGCCAGGCCTGGTGTTCGAGTTGATTGGCGAGCATCCATCGCGTCGCGTCCAGCCAGGCGCGCATGAAGGCTCGGGTGCGGTCGTTCGCGCGGACGAATACCACGCCGCTGTTGAAGGGGAACTGATGGCCCTGCTTGACCGTGTACGCGAGATCGAACGGTTCCGCCCAGATCACATCCAGGGGATTGACGATCATCGTGTCCACGTCGAGCAGCGCGATCTCAGCGCCGTCGGCCGCCTGCTCGACCGCCGCGGCCCAGTGCGCTTTCTTCTGGGCATTACTCGCGTTCGAGGGCATGTGCCGGGTCGGCGGCTCGGTCGGCAGCGCCACGACCTGGACATCCCAGCCGGGGCAGTGCCGTCGCGCGCTGTGCTCAAGCACGCGCGCCATCCGCGGAAACTGCTGCCCGAACCCTTCCCCGAAATAGCACGAGACGATGCGCCGCGGCATCGGTGACGCCACGTCCGGCATCTTCGGTACCGCCACCATCGACTGATTCACCCGATAGTGCTCCCGCACCCAGGGAATGTGCTGACACACCGGCATCCACGGATCGTATTGGCCGTGGAAGATCACGACCCGCGCCTGTTCGGGCAGCGGCAATCTGTCGGGCTCGAGCTCGAGGCGCTGGCTTTTCGGCCGGATGTGATTCTTGAAACTGTACACCCCATCGTCGGTGGTGAACTTCGCCTCGTTGGGACCGAGGATGTAACTGATGACCGCTTGATCGGAGCCGATGTGCCCGGCACGCCGCGCGAGCTGCGGCGTCGTGGCCGGATCGAACTGCTCCCACACTTGCGGCCGAGCTCCGGCGTTCATCACCCCGAAGCTCCCGTTGTAGAACGTCGTCGGGTGCGTGTCGCCCCAAATCTTGAAGTCTTCGTCCCCGTCGACGAGCGGGCTCAAGTCCCCGGTGATAACCATGTCGAGATCGAGCCAGCAAAACCGAGCCCCGAAGACTCGGCCGATGTCTCGCGTGAACATCCGTAACCGCCGGTAGCAGCTCGGGTTCTTCACGCCGCCGCTCGGTGGAGGAAGGTAGTAGTGATCGTTCCAGGCCGGCACGACGTCCACGCGTGTGCGATCGATGCCGTCCGGTTCGTTCGTCACGCACACCACGCGATGCGGCTTCGAATAATGGCGGCCGATCATGTCGGCCAGGATGTTGACGTGCTCGGGCCCGAACACGGTCCGGTAGCCGGTCGGCGCGGGCCACTTCCACGACACGAACGTCATCATGGGAGCACTTCGTGGTACGGCGCGCTGAGCACGACCGGCGGCGTGTGCGGGGGAATGGACGCCAGGCGTCGCTGACGCGCGTCGGCCATCGCCTTCGTTTTCCGCTCGTAGGTCACGACGCTGGAATCGCCGACGTACTCATAGCGAATCAGCGGATCGGTCAGGACCGTGACGGACGCCTTGGCCAGTACGCGCTTCCGATATAGGCCGTCGGTCCCGTACACCCCGGACAGCCGCTCGTCGTACCCGCCGATCGACCAGAACATCGCGCGGGTCATCAGGAACGAGGCGGAGTGCGGCGGCACAGATTGGCCGGTGTATTCCTTTCGCGAAAACACGTAGACGATCGCCGGATCGTGGCGCCCGTAGATGACGCCCTCGATCGTCTCGACCGGCACGACGTGATCCATGTCAGTCAACAGCAGCCAGCCGTCCTCGGCAGCGTGTGCGCCGATGTTTCTCGCCGCCAGCCAGTTCCACGGAATGTCGACGTCGATCCGGAACACGCGCAACGGAAATGGCAGCACCTCGCCAGGATGTG